GTTATGCGCTAGCAAGTTGAGCAATACGAATTGTTATGCCTTCGGTGCTGTCGCGGAATGCTGTAAAGCTCAAATCCGCGATGATGTCTTGGTTGCGCCCGCCCGCTACTCTTGTGCCGTCAGTAAACTTAACTGCTGGCAAGTCAATGATGTAAGTATTGCCCGCCGTAGTTACTTCATCTGAAATAATTAGGCTTAGGCTTGTTTGCGTTTGATTTAGAAACTTATCAAAGGCGGTGCTATCTGTGAAATATGCTTGGATTGTTCCGCTTACCTCTAGGTCGCCCAACTTCATTGCCGAAGCGCCGAGCGTTCCCAGCTTGTACTGCGAGCGCAAGTTGTTGGTTACTGAAAGGCTGAAACCAGTTGCGGAATAAGCTACCCCGCCCTCGCGTATTTCTTGCACATGGTCTTGGCTAGTCATTTCTGGATTGTATGTGCCAAAGGCATCTACCGTATGCGGGGAATCCGAAGAAACCTCTATCGCACCAGCAAGGTCAAAATTAATGCCGATGGTATCATTTTGGCTTGCGTCAATGCTAAACCCATTAAATATGCAACCTGTAAATCTGGCGCACTTGCTTATGTCGGTATATGAGCGCTGGAAGGTGTAGCTAGAAAGGACATCTCCGTTCACGATTTGCCCTAGATTAAATGATGGCAATACGCTTCCAGTAGCCAAAGTTTCGGTATCGCCGATTGCTTCCTCTACAGTAAAGATTGTGTTTGGGGTAGGTACAGTCGCTACCTTTTTCCAACCATTACTAGCCGATTGTGCGAAACCAGCCATGTAAACCCATTGCCCCACTGCTGGATTATTAGCCCATCCACTAGCATGAGTGTATTTCTTAGCACCGCCATCGGTAGTAATAGCGCCCCCGCCTGTCGTGCATAATGATGTCCTTGCACTAAATGAAGATGAACCGATGCAAGATTGCAAAAAGACATCAAACGTAGACCAACTAAGATTGGCATCGATGCTACCCGATACAGCGCGGTCTGTTAAGTTAAGCGCTGGAATATCTCGGTAGTTTCTGATTTCATCGCTACTCGCTACGGATAAGTCTGCCTTAAAGCCTTCCGACTTCATGCGAACCTCTTTCCATGCCGAACCAGCGGGGTCTACGTTGAATGTTACTTCGCCCTTGTAGGCTAGTTTAGTTTTATTTGAGTCTGACATTAAATTAGTTTAGTTTGCGTGGTCTGATTGGAAAGGTATCGAGACATTTATCTGATACCAAGAGCCGTCGCGCCCTACTGGGTTTACCGACGGCGTGCGGAGGATTGTTGTATTCCCCGCAAGGGTTATTGTGGTTGAATTGCAAGCGCTGATTATCTCGCCAGCAATATCAAGTGCTAGTTTATCGCCTTGCTCGGCTGGTGTAAATATCGAAGCCAACATAATGCCTTGCGCTCGGATTGTTGTGCTTCCTAACGATAGCCCTTCGCTTTCGCCTGTTAGGATTTGCAATCTGCACCACGAGCCACCATCGCTCGCCTTCTGCGCATTAAATGCTACGTTATCCCAAGCTACGTCGGTAGAGGCTAAATTGCTGGAAACATCCACCACTGCCGTTTGGAAATGGTTGCGTAGGTTATTGTGAATCTTGGCTATGGTCATACTTCTGTCGCCTTATACGCTTTTGCTCTGACATCTTGAAGCGCCCTCGCCAGCATCTTGTGCGCCTTTATTGTGGGGCTACCTTCTTCGACGTAGTCTGCATATTCTACTGGATTGCTTATGTAGATAATGCTGTATTTTGGTGCTTTGGATACGCTCATGCTGGGCTTGCCTAATGCTTTCTTTTCCTTTGGGCGCTTGCCAAGTGCTTCTGTGGGTAATGTGTTTATTCCCACTTGCCAATTAAATCGTAGGTAGCCTGTATCAACTGGCGTGTACATTACTGCACCGCGCAAAACGTCCAGCGCTATCTTGCGCTGAATGGTCTGTATCGGGATATGGCTGGCGTGCTTGTTAGTCCAGATAGCAATATCGGCATTAAACTTCTTTATAGCCAAATCCGTTTTCATGCTCACTAGGCTCATGCGTCGCGCCTCGCTCTTAGCCGTATGCTGTATGCGCAAACCACATCGCCAGAATATATCTTCTCTAGGCTTTCGGTAACAAATGTGGCGTTATCAATCTTTACTTTCATGCCAACTCTTAGCGCATCGCTCTCGAAGGTTGCGTCAAGGTTTAAGGCTGGTAATGTTATTAGCGTGTCGCCCTCTTGGACATTATCGCCATCGCGCCAGTTGCGATTGTATTCCGATGGTGGGCTTGCTTTGTAGTCAATGGTAACTCCAGACGGTACGGATTCATAGATGCCTGTTGCTGGATTGTATGTGCCATGCCCCGATGTGCTTGCGTTGCTGTAAAAGGTCATGGTCTTGCCATATATCTGTATAGCGTCATAGACTTTCTTTCTTAGCGGTGTATCGAGGATTGTCATTATGCTCTATTGATTATTCCACGCGGAACTAATAGCGAGCGCAATATCAACTCCACCTTTCGATACCACTTTGTCTCGCGCTTTCCACCCTCGTACTTTGTGGCAGTTTTTATTGAGCCAACAGCTACGCTTTCCTCGCTTACCATTCCACCATCTGAAATATCGGGTATCATTTTTGATGTATCGCCTGTAGCTTCATCCGCGCCACCAATCATTGCGTGCTTGAATGCCAATTCTGCCGTCGCGTGCTTGATTAGTTTAGGCACAACATCTGTGGCAAGCACATAGCCTTCCCTGTCGTATCCCCCGAATCTCGGAAACGATAATGCTTGATTGACGTCCAGCTTAACGCCAACAAATCTACCGCCCCAGATTAAATCAAGCGATTGGGTTGCCTCTTTAATGTAGCCTTGTTTAAGTACGGTGCTAGAGTTGCCCCATGTGGTGTTGTTGCGAGTATAGTCCGATATATAGGCATCTGCATCTTCAACAGAAACGTATGCGTTTGCATTGCTCATGCCTGTGCCATCTTCGACGATGAATGCCATTTATTATTCCTCGCTTTTCGTAGCTTTCTTCTTAGCCACTTTCTTCTTCGGCATCTCTGCCATAATCTTATATCCATCTGCCTCATAGTTTGCTTGCTGGTCTGCAATAATTACTATAACCCCAGCCCTACCAACCATTGTGATAATCTCTCTACCGTGTGCGTCTGTTTTTACCATGTCCATATCCTAGCAAAGCAAAAAGGGATTGCCAACAACCGTTAGCAACCCCCTTTATATTACCGCTAATTATGCGCGATTCAAACGACAAGCCAAGTTCGGGTCAAGTGTCTTAACGCCGTATAGAACGTCAAATGCCACATGAACCTCTGATGAATTACCGACGTAATACATACGAGAACGAATCGCCAATCCAGTACGCGGGTCAGAAACCGTTGCTACCTGTGCGCCCATACTGTTAGGCAACTGGTCTGGAAGTGGTGCAAGCGCCAAAGCGAATGCGTTTTTGTGGAATGCCATGCCTACGCCAGCGTAATCCGTCGTAGCATCAAATGTTACTACTGCGTCGTCAGCGTTAGCCTGTTGCATCGGTGGCGAGATTACCACTGTGCCAGCGCCAGAGCCAGTTGTTACCGTAGTCGCAACCGAATACTTTTGAGAATCGCCATCGATTGTGAATGTGTCGCCAGCGTTGAATGTATCCGCACCAGTTCCACCGTCAAGGGTCATTGAAGTAGCGCCCTTAGCGTGGTCTGCTGTTAATGCAAATGTCAAATCAGAATCATCGCCACCGCCAGTGTGAGCTTTTACATTCTGGTTAGAGAAGATGTTGTAGCCCAGCTTGTTACCGATTGTGCCAGTTTGCTGTTGGGATACGCCAGCGTTTCCAGCGCCTTGATGCTGTGAGAATGCTGTATCGTTTAGGAAAGCATTTTCCATAGTTGAATCAACCATTAAGCTCATTGAGCCATCCAGAGGTACGCCCAAATCGCGCTGAACCTTACGACAAGCGCTAATGTTTACTAGAGCCTTATTATCAGAAGCGTTGAATGTAACGCCGTTGCCAACGTCTGTGTAAAGACCACAAAGGACGCCATCAACATGACTAGCCATTGCGTACATTGCTGGGGAAATGTGTTCCTCGATAATGCGCTGTTGAGTGTAAGCCAATTCCTTATCGGATAGCTTAAACTTAACTTCTTTCCACTGGTCAAGCACAATAGATTGTGTCTCTGGTGCTAAATCCTCTGCGGTTGCTGGGGCGTTGTTTACTGTGAAAGTGCTTGGCTTACGAATTGAAATCGTATCGCCTTTGCCGAATGCTCGGCGCTCGTCGTCATAGCCACGATGTACTCGTGATGCCATGCCTAGTTGTGATTCCAACTGAATTAACGCCTCTTGAGCGTAGAATAGCGGATTGTAATTGCCTAAAGTGTTAGCCATGATTTACCCTGTGTTTTGTGAGAAAAGAAAAGCGGGTCGCTTATTGGTTTGGGTCTAAGATTTGCACTTGGCTTCCCGCCTTGTCTGCCCGCGCTTGTGCTTCGCGGTATGTGTTGGCATTTTTCGCTTCATCGTAAGTCAAAACGATATTGCCTTTGCTTCCTCCCGAAGCAGTTGAACCAGTCGAGCCACTTCCTGTAGCCCCAGAACCAGTAAACGCTGGTGCGAATGTATCGCTATCCCGCATCGTAGTTACCAGTTCCTCTATGGTCATGTTGTCCATAGTGTTCGCCTTAGATGATATGCGAGCGTCGCCGTTTTTGTCAATAACGATGGCGCTGTACTTGCCGTCTGCTTCTTCGAGCCTAGTTTGATTCATAATATGTGGCATCAATAAATCTGCATTACCGCCAAACTTCGCAAGGGCTTCAATCGCCTTTGACTTTACAAGCTCTTGGCTCATCTGCCCGCGCATAGAATCAAGGGAAGCCGTTAGACCGTCCATTTCTTCCGCGTGCTTCTTGCCTAGCTGGGCTTTCAATGCCTCAATCTGCGTTTTCGTTTCCTCTGCATTCTTGCTATTGCCTAACGATAGCTGGTCAATGGCTGTTCGGGCTTCTTCTGCATCCAAGCCATCAAATATTCCAAGCTGTTTAGTTAATGCTTTGGCTGTATTGCGTTCTTTTTGTAATGATGATTTCAAGCCTTGCACATTTTCAAGGGCATAGCCCTCTGCGGATTCGACTTGTAGGAAGTATTTGCCGTCTTGCTCGGCGTAAAGGCTGGCAAGATTTTCGTCTATACCGTCTAATGAATTAAGTATTGCTTTTAACATGGTTTAATGGGTATCCCACCCTAAGTTGTTAATGATTAGTTCAGTTTACCTAACTGAATGCCCTCGCGTCTAGCTAATTCTCGGATACTTAATTTTCTTCCATTATCAAAGAATCTATCAAACTTAACCTTGCCAGAGCGAAACAGCTTTGCTTGACTAGCGCCAAAGATATGGTCTTGCACTTTAGAGGATTGCATTTTAAGCCATTGACCGTAACTTATTTCCTTTGGCGATATGCCATTAAGACCAGTTTTAACATCGCGAAATGCCCTACCACCTAGCCTTGCATCTTTTGCGCCTTTAATGCCTAGCTCTTTCCAGCTCATAGTGATTGGTACTGTGGTGCTTCTGCATTGGTGGTGCATTGGTGGTCGCTCGCCTTGCCCTACTGGAAACTCTTGACCATCAAGAGATTGGCATACGTCGCTTGTTCTGCTGTCGAGCGTTGCCACATATCGGACGCGCTTAATAATATCCTTATTCTCGGCATAAGTTAAATCGCGGGCATTGCTGGCAATATGATTTGTGGCGGTGCGGGTTACTGTTCTAACGTGTCGCCTTACTTGCGCTCTGGTGCTAGTGCCAGCGAAGCTCTTTTCGATATTAGGTATTCCCATAATGCGGGCGCTCAATCGGTCTATGCTTTCGCCTTGAAGGAATCCCATTGTTAACTGGTCGCTTATATTCTTGGCTGTGCTGGTTGCCAAATCACTATACCATTTCGATAGCAGTCGCCCTTGCATGGGCTTGCTGGTCAAGGCGCTTCTAATTGCCCCAATAGTCGGGGTTCTAAAAGTCATATCAAGCGGAACGGTCTGCCTTAGTGCGCCAGCTTGCCACTGGGCTTCTAAATTGCCGACCTTTATCATGCGGTCAGCCTGTATTCTCCGCATACTACCCATGCCTTCGCTTAATAACGCCTTTACTTCGCCGATAAGCGCCGTAAATCGCTTTGCCCTCATGCCACCCCCTTTTAAGCCTACGGCGCTTAGACGGCTTGCCAATAGCCTCTCAAGGTCGGGCAATAATCTGCTATCCATGAATCGCATCATGCGCGCCACTTCCTTAGCCTTTATCTGTTCGAGATATACGGCGTGGCGTATTGCACGATTCAACAATTCATTATTTACGCTCATTATTTAATATGGTCTTTACCGCTTCTTCAACGTATGCCCGCAAAATAAAATGAATTATCGTGCAACCAATTCCGAGTATTAACATGGACGCAAGGGTAAGAATCAAAACTATTATTACCTCTGCCACCATCATTCGGCGCTATTCCTCATCACCCTCGTTGGGCTGTGCTGGGATTGCGTCCAGCATACCGCCCGATTCCTCTTGCGCCAACTCTATTTCGTCATCGGCAATAACGCCATCATCCAATAGCCCCCGCCTCTTAACTTCTTGCAAGAAAGTTTTATGGCTAATCATGCCCGCTTGCTTCATGGCAATTAAGGATTTAATGTCGTCGCTCGCTGACATCGTTACGCCAAAGTCGCTGAATACATCAATAGAGAAATCAGTCGGTAGCTGTGAGGCAATCCACTGGCTCGCTTTCTCGTAGGCTTGTTCTAAGGTGTTTTCTAGCCCTCTTATCCATGCCTGTATGTTGCTGTGGGTTTTAGCCTCGTCAAGCGCCCTTGCTGTGGCTGTGGCATTACCTGTGCTTGCTACCAATGGCTGTAGCCCCAGCACTTCCATGCGAGCCTCTAGCTTGCTCAAATCATTCTCCCCAGCGCCGATGGCGTTCCCGCTATGCTCGACGTAGGAAAGCTTGGCATCTGGGTTGGTGCTGGCGGTTAATTGGCTTGCGCCGATGGTTACTCCGCCCTCTATTTCTTCTTCGCTGAATCCACTGGCGAACAGAATGCCCATGCGAGCAAAGCGTAGGATATTGCGCTGGTCTGATAATGACTGCCAGTGCGCCAAGTTTAGCCATGCCAAATCCTCCATCGGTGGGCGGGCAGACATGAAGCCATCTCGTGCTGTATAGAAACTTGCCAATGGCACTTCGCCAAAGCTGTGCATACCTTGCTCTGCCAGTAGCCAATCGCCATCTGACTCGCGCCATAGTTGCCACTCTGATTCCGTAATCACTCGGATATATTCAACGACCTTTTCCTCGAAGCCATCCACCTCGATTCTATTTTCCTTGAATCGTATTTGCGTTACGACCTCTGTGCCGTCTGCTTGCTTGGCTGATTGCCATGCGATTAAGTCTGTGGGCTTGATGCGCACGAAATAAGGGCGTGCGCCTGTTGCGCGTTCCTCTGCCAAGTTAAGCCCCGCACCGATGGCTGGGTAGTCAATTAAGATATGCGCCAATCCGTATGTAATGCCGTCCTCGAATATATCTCTGGCGAATGCTGTGATGTCTCTGCCGTTTAGGTCTGCATCATGAGCAATCTCTTGAAGCTGGTCGCTTAATCCATCAAGCACATCGACTGGTTTACTAAATGGCTTTGCGCTTAACTTCTTTACGGTGTCTGTGAATGCGCCATACAGATAACTGCGGTCAAGCCTTGCGCGGTATGCTAGCGGGCTTTCCTGTGTTTCCTGTGGTAGCCATTTTTGTTGAGCATCGCGCATAGCCAAAGTTCCACCCAGCAAGTCCTCGATTAAATCCCATCGCCGAGCCATGTCGGTGCTGTCTCTTATACACATCT